ACAGCTATCTCAGATGGTTTCATCTTGCAGTGCTTCCAAGGCAACCCACACCACGCGCCGTCCTCGCCGCAGCAGTAGGAATCCTGCCGGTTGGACCATGTGCATAGCTAATGCGAATTGAGCCTTCGACAAAGCTTGTCCCCAATCCGCGCATCTGTCCCATCCCGCGTGGCCACCACGGCCCAAATTCACTCCCAAAAGGACCCTCTCATGAGCAACGACACCTTGCCACCGACCGAACCAAAACCCGATGAAGCTCAAGACGGCCAAACGCAGAGCGATATTGCTGAAAACAGCGGCACAGCTCCCGAAGTGCCGCCTGCTGCTGCTTTTGCTCCCACACCTCCCGCAGCCTCGGGATCACCAAAGGCTGATCCCACCTCCGCCCTCCAGACATCCATGCGCGCGGAACTTTCCGCACAGCTTCGCCATGAAGCGGCAGAGATCACCGAGATCGCAGCGCAAGCGGGACGCCTCGGCATTGCCATCGACGCGGCAAAAGCCCTGAGGGAGGGCACAACACCTTCGGCGCTGCGCCGATCGGTGTTGGAGCACGCGGCGGCGGCAGCCGATGCGCGGGATGTGGTGGCAACAGCCCCCGCTCCGGCGGCGTCTCCAAACAGCGAAAGCCCCATTGTTGCGGCAGCCAAACGCGCCGCGGCCTCCGGCGCAAAACGCTAAGCGGTTCCACAGCCGTCATACTCCCACGGCCGTCCTAAAATTCCACCGCTCCTGCCCAGCGGTGAATTGCTTATTTCTCCATCCCCAGAAGGATCCCCGACATGACTGTCCTGACCCAACCGCCCAGCTTGGGCGATATCCTCAAATATGAGCTGAACCCAAACTATACCCGCGAGACCGTCACCCTGCTGGCAGGAACCACCTATCCCGTGGGTGCTGTGCTGGGCCGAATCACCGCGAGTGGTAAATACAAGCTGGCAACCTCGGGCGGCACGGATGGCGCGCAAACAGCGGCCGCCATGCTGCTCTACGCAGTTGATGCCTCTGACGCTGATGGTACCGGTCTTGTCATCATGCGCGGCCCGGCCATCGTCTCCAAAGCCGCCCTCGTCTTTGACGCCACCGTCGATGATGCAGCAAAAACCATCACGAAACACGGCCAGCTCGCAGCACTTGGCATCATTCCGCGCGATACTGCTTGATTAGCGGTGCGGTGCGCAACGCACGCGATGCACAGACACCTTAACGTTGATAACCGCCACACCACTTCCTCGCCCTCATTCCCCCGGAGTTTCCCATGACTATCACCCGCAACCCGTTTGACGCGGGCGGCTATTCGCTCGCCGAGATGACGCAGGCGATCAATATCCTGCCCAATCTCTATACCCGCCTTGGCCAGATCGGCCTCTTTCGCTTTGAGGGTGTCTCGCAACGCGCCATCGTGATCGAACAGCACCAAGGCGTGTTGAGCCTGCTGCCGTCCGTCCCCCTCGGTGCCCCTGCCACCGTGGGTAATCGCGAGGCCCGCTCCATGCGCAGTTTTGCGCTGCCTTGGATCCCGCATGATGATGTGATCCTGCCCTCGGATATTCAGGGCATGCCCGCACTCGGCGTCTCGGACGCAGCTGACCCGCTGGTTGAGGTGATGAACCGCAAGCTGCAGCTGATGCGGCGCAAGCATGCCCAGACCCGCGAATACATGGAGATGAATGCGCTGCGCGGCATTGTGAAGGATGGCGCAGGCACCACGCTTTACAACTACTTTACGGAGTTCAGCCTCGAGAAGATCTCGATCGACTTTGTTTTTGGCACTGCGGGCACAAACGTACAGGGCAAAGTCCGCGGCGTGCTACGCGCCATGGAAGACAACCTACTGGGCGAGACCATGACCACCGCGCATGCGCTGGTCAGCTCGGAGTTCTTTGACAAGCTGATCAGCCATCCCAAAACCGAAGAAGCCTATAAGTTCTTCTCCGCCACCGGCGGGCAACCCTTGCGTGAGGACATGCGCCGCGCGTTTCCTTTCGCGGGCGTTCTGTTTGAAGAATATAACGGCTCAGTCACCCTCTCGAACGGGACTGCAGAGCGGTTGATCCCGGCGGGCGACGGCATTGCCTTTCCCTTGGGCACGTTTGACACCTTCACCACCTATGGCGGGCCAGCCAATCTGCTGGAAGCAGCCAATACCCTCGGTCTGCCCCTCTACGCCCGCCAGCATCTTGATGAGAAGGGCCGCTGGATTGATCTGATGACGGAAAGCTCGATCCTGCCGGTGAACAAGCGGCCGCGCATGGCGATCCGGCTGACGAGTTCGACTTAAGGGCTGTCGTCATGCACGCATTTACTATGGCCCTCGATCTGCTCTTTGCGGATCCCAACCTTGCCCAAGAGGCTTGGTATCGCGATTGCGAAGGTCAGTTCACCAAGCTCCGCATCATTACGCGCAGTGCCGATCACATTACCGAGTTTGGGGCGGCACGGCTTTGGTCCGAGACCTTCCGCTTTGATGTGCGCGTGCGCGAGCTGCCCAATCCCCGCCCGCAAGAGCAAATCCTGATCGGGGATGAGGCCTTCTTGATCCAAGGTGAGCCGGTGCGTGATCGCGACCGGCTGATCTGGACCATTGAGGCGGCCCCCGCATGAAGATCAAACTCAACCTTGCGCCAGATTTGGTCGCGGCCATGGCTGCCGAGATCAAAGCAGGCGAAAAGGCAGTCTCAACCGCCATGCGCGAGGCGGGTACAGGGCTGAAGACCGCTTGGCGCGCTCAGATCACCAGTGCCGGGCTTGGGCGGCGGCTTGCCAACTCGATCCGTAGCCAAACTTACCCTAAATCTGGTGACAGCCTAAGTGCGGCCGCCTTGGTGTGGTCGCAAGCGCCGGTGATCCTCCGCGCGCATGACACCGGACCGTTGATCCGGTCCAAGGACGGGTTTTGGCTGGCGATCCCGACAGCGGCTGCGGGCAAGTCAGCCCGTGGTGGCCGGATCACTCCGGGTGAATGGGAACGCAAGCAAGGGCTGAAGCTGCGGTTTATCTATCGCAGGCAGGGACCTAGTTTGCTGGTCGCCGAAGGGCGGTTGAACACGAAAGGACGAGCTGTCGCGTCAAAGTCAAAGACTGGACGCGGCGTCTCAACCGTGCCGATCTTTTTGCTGGTGCTTCAGGTAAAGCTTGCGAAACGCCTTGATCTGGCGCGCGATGCAGAGCGGGCCGTGGACCGCGTGCCGGAATTGATTGTAGCGAACTGGGTGGAGGGCAAAGTCTGATGACACGCGAAACCATCCTGACCGCCCTTGCGGATCTCTTGCGGCTGATCCCGTCCGTCCCGGTTCTGCGCGGCGAGGTCCTGCCTGAACGCGTGCCAACTTCTGGCCTGATAATCCTACGCGACGGCGATCCGGGAGATCCGGCGGTGACATTGTCGCCGCTCTTGTATCATTTCCAGCACCGCGTGGAGCTGGAGGTTATCGTGCAGGGTGTGGACCGTGATGCGGGCTTTGCCACGCTCTGCGGCCAGATCGGTGCCGTTATCTCTGCGGACCACACGCTTGGTGGCCTCTGCGATTGGGTCGAGGCGGAAGCGCCGCGCCCGGTTGATCTGCCGGTCGAGGGGGCAGCAAACCTGAAAGCTGGCGTCCTTACGATCGTGCTGCATTATTCAACTGGGGATCCGCTTTCCTGAACGGGGACAACAGGTTGTACCGTCATCTTAATGCGACCTTCAATCTTGGCGCCAAAATCAACTGAGATTGCAGCGGTTATTATATCGGCCTTGACCCGCGCGCTTGGTCTGATGGTGAGGGATGTCGCGTGAATTTGGCCAACAACCTCGCCTTCGACAATCACACTTGCTGCGTGGATCCCACCCTCGACTTTTCCAGACTTTGTCACAACGAGGGTTTCCGCGGTGAGCTCGCCAACAATGCTGCCACCGAACTCAACGATGCCATCACTGGCAAAATCGCCTTTGATGGACGTGCCCTTAAGAAGAATTGAGCGTTGTTCATTGATCTGTGGTGCTTCGCGGTTGGGCGCGACATCGGGCTTAGAGGGATCTGGGTCTGGTTTTGCTTTTGAAAACATTAAACTGGCAGCTTCTGTCATTGATTTTGGTCAGTTGAGCTAAAAAGACCGTTGTGGTCAAGCTTTAGGACTCATTTAAACAATACCGAGGAGATGAAGATGGCACGAGCGCAAGGCGCGCGGGCGCAGATGGCGCTGGCGTTTGAGACTATTTATGGCACCGCCCCGACCACGGGGTTCAAGCTGATGCCCTTTGCCAGCACCTCGCTCGGGGCTGAGCAACCGCTGCTGGCCTCCGACCTCTTGGGCTATGGCCGCGATCCGCTGGCCCCGATCAAAGATGCGGTGACGGCGGACGGTGATGTCTCGGTGCCGATTGATATTGAAGCGTTCGGGTTTTGGCTCAAGGCCGCCTTTGGCGCGCCCGTCACCAGCGGCACCACGCCCAAAACGCACACCTTCACCTCAGGGTCTTGGGCGCTGCCAAGCTTCTCGGTGGAAACCGGCATGCCAGAGGTGCCGCGCTATGCGATGTATTCGGGCTGCATGCTGGAT